GGGCTGATCCCGATGGTCTCGGAATCACCCAGATCCCGGCCACCAAGACCAAGGCCTACTTCGTATGGGTCTGCGACGATCCGACGACTGTGTTCGAAGCGCAAGCTGACACGATCGCTGCAACGGCGTTCAACAAGAACTGCCCGCTGTATGTTGGCGCAGCTCCGTCGGCGCCGATCTTCAACTCTCTCAGCTACGCCCAGGGTTCCGCGGCCAACACGACGCAAGCTCTTCCCCTCAAGATCATCGGCGCCCCGAATCGTCCGGACAACGACCTGACCTCTCCGGGTACGTATGCCAAGGTCTACGTCATCTTCAACCAACACGAGCTTGGCGGTCCGAACACCGCTGGCGTCTAAGGAGTAAATCATGGCTGGCGTCATTATGACTAGCAACCACCCCAAGGCACTGTGGCCGGGGGTGAAGGGTTTCTGGGGCCGTACTTACCAGGACCATGTAACCGAGTATACGGATCTGTTCGATACCGATACCTCGGACAAGGCGTACGAAGAGTTCGTCCAGATCACGGGCTTCGGTCTCGCTCCGGTCAAGCCGCAAGGCAAGGCTGCCGAGTATGATTCGGAAACCCAAGGTCCGACGACCCGCTTCGTGCATGTGGCTTATGCCCTCGGCTACATCGTCACGCACGAAGAGCTGAAGGACAACCTGTACATGGAAGTCAGCAAAACTCGCGCGTCGAGCAATGCACGGGCTTTCAGGCAGACCAAAGAACGGGTTTGCGCGAACATCTACAATCGCGCCTTCTCCGGTTCCTACCTCGGTGCGGACGGCAAGGCTCTGTGCGCGACGGACCATCCGAACACTTCGGGCGGCACCTTCTCGAACAAACTCACCGTCGATGCTGACCTGAGCGAAGCGGCTCTCGAAGACATGCTGATCCAGATCATGCAAGCAACTGACGATCGCGGTATGCTGATCAACTTGATGCCCAAGAGTCTGCATGTGGCTCCGGCGAACTGGTTCAATGCCAACCGCATCCTGAAGTCGACCTACCAGACGGGCAACGCTAACAATGACATCAACGTCATCAACGCGACCAATGCCCTTCCGATGGGGATCAAGCTGAACCATTATTTCACCGCCCCGCAAGCCTGGTTTGTTCGGACAAATGTCGAGACGGGCAAGGGCATGTTGTTCCTCGAGCGCGAAGCCATTACGTTCGAGCAGGACAACGACTTCAGCACGAAGAACGCACTGGCCCTGGGCTATGAGCGTTACTCGGCTGGTGCCGTTGATCCACGAGCAGTCTATGGATCGAATGGTCCGTAAGTAAGGTAGGCGGGGTAGCGTGATCGCGTTACCCCGTCGTATCGTGTTCACCCTTACGAGTCACCTTCGACTCGTTAATCAATTAACGTAAGGAGTTTCAAATGGGTAATCCCACTCGCTTTCTCAACGGTGTCACGAATAACAGGATCAACAGTCCCACCGGGAATTTGCCTGTTCCCGACCACAACAATCTCGTGATCTACCAAAACGATTTCTTCCAGTACGCTGCAGGTGACTGGACCGTGGTTGCAGGTGGTGCTGGTTCAGGTACAGCCCTTTCGACAAGCGTTCTCGGCGGCGCAATGGCGCTCACTTGGGGTACGTCCGGTACTCAGTCCAACGTCCTGACCGGCGGAGCATTCAGTTTCAGGCCCGCAACGTCGAGTGCCAATGGACTGCAGTTCTGGTTCGAGGCTGGTCTGGTCCTTCCGGCCGATACGTCGGCTCCGAACTATGTAGTCGGGGTCATCAAGGGCACAATTGCTTCCACAACTGATGGTGTGTATTTCACGAAGGCCGCAGCTGGCACTGCCTGGCAGATCGTGATCAAGGCCGCAGCCGCCAGTACCACCACCGTCACACTCCCCTCTCCTGCTGTCGCGGTCAACAGCGCCAGGACTTCCCTCGGGTTCTACTACGACGGTCGTGGCAATCCTACTCTGTACGTTTACTACGGCGGAGTATGTGTTGGTACGTTCGGAGCCAACGGGAATCTCGGTACGCTGGTGAATCTCCCCCTCAGCACTATCCAGCTCAATCCCGCCTTCGCTATCGGTACGGCAGCCGGTCCGCTCAATGTGGACTATCTGACCTGCGCGTGCGAAATTGCCGGTCGCGTCTAAGACAACCACGGGGACTTCGGTCCCCTAACTAGGAGCTCGCAATGCGGCCCATCGTAGTATCAAAAACAGCAACTGGATCGTCGAACTGGATTCCACTGGATTATGTCCAAGCGGATTTCTTTGTCGGACTTGGTCTAGTTATTACTGGAACTCTTTCCGCGGATGTGGAGCATACTTTTGACGACATCCAAGATGCTTCCGTTACCCCCACAGCTTTCAAGCATTCTACGCTGGTGAACAAAACTGCTAGTGCTGATGGGAATTACTCGTTTCCGGTTCGAGGAGTTCGGATCACGAACAATTCTGGAACCGGAACTGCAACCCTCACGATCATCCAAGGTGGTGCATAATGGACATCAGTGCGATCGAACAATTTCTTGATCTGGTAGCAAATCCGGACAAGTATAAAAAAGCCCTTGTGGATTTGAAGGCCGAACAAGATCGTCTTCAAGTTCTGATTGAATTAACCGGAAAGATCGGGGAGATTCAGTCGATGCATCTGGAGGCTGCGGAAGAACTTGAGCAGGCAAAACTTGCAGCGGAAGCTGTAAAAGCGGAAGCTGAGCGAGTGGCTACGGGAAAACTCGGTGAGTTGAATGGACGTTTGGCTGAGTTGGCTGAGAAAGACTCCGCCTTGGTTGATGAACTGAGCGCAGCAAAGGAAGCCACCAAGCAAGCCAAAGCCAAGCTGAAGGATCTGGACAAGCGAGAAGATCTGATCGTTATCCGGGAGGCTGATATAGTCGCCCGTACAGGTCATCTCGATCTGGCTACTGCCGATCTAAACGCTCGTGCCGAAAAACTTCGTCAGGCGTTGAATTAAAATGGGTGTTGTATCTGAACAATTTTCTGATCTCCAGTTTGACTTCATCTGGGATACGGCGAGTGCAACTATTAGTTATTTCGGAGAGGCACAGTCAGGAACCCCAACCTCAGCCGCCGCCTGGAGACTTCGTCGTTTGGATACAACCTCTGGAATTGTTTTAAGGTATGCTGAAGGGGATTCTCACTTCAAGCATATTTGGGATAACCGTGCAAGTTTAACTTATTAAGGAATCAAAATGCCGACTGCATCTTATGTAAAAATTACCTCCGCGAACGAAGATCTGGCGGAAGGCGTTAACTGTGGAACTGACCAATGGGCGATCGCTCTGACCAATACTGTGCCGGGTTCGAAAACGTTTACCACAGGGACAACGGACCTTGCCACATCGGGAGGTTACACCGCCGGGGGGAATAACGTCAGTACTACTAGCTCCAGTATGAGCGGATCTGATTTTGTCCTTGTACTGGCAGATCCTGCTGTCTGGACAGGATCGGGTGGTGGCTTTACCTTCCGATACGCTATCTTGGTAAACAAGACCATTACTCAAGGCGCAAATGGAACGAACGTTGCTTACTGGGATTATGGTTCCAGCCAAGCTGTTGCTGCCGGTGAAACTGTAACTGTTGACTTGGATCAGACCGCCTCCGTGGGTGTCTTCAAGATTACCTAATAAGGAGGTGCTATGGCACAAGCAAATGATTCCATCCTGGTAACTCCAGGATCTGGAGCTACAGTCGCAACTCAACTTGCCAATAGCAAGGAATATCAAGTTGTATGTGTGGCTGATGAAGGTGGGCACATCCTCGGCAGCAAAGATACCTACATCTATGCGATTGCTTCTCAGGTTCACGTTGCGTCGGCAAACACTATTCACTGGGATATTTTCAACGCCGACGCTGCGCGGCTAGTTCGGATTGTATCCATCAAGCAAATTCCCAATATTACCACCGCAGTTACTGGTGTTGTGTTTGACTGGCAGTTGTTTAGGACTTCTGCTGTAGGTACTGGTGGAACTGCACAGACAGCTTGGCTGCCTGACCTGTCGCAGACCTCTCTTGATGCAGACATCACTTGCCGTTCCAAGCCTACTGGTGGGGCAACAACTTCAGGTAGTTCCCTCAAGAACTATTCACTCAGTTCGGAAGAAACAAATACGGCAACTATTCAGGTTGCCTCTCGAGGCGGACTGGAACTTGTACCGCAATCTATTACCGGGGGTCTTGTAGGAGGAAATCAACATGGTATCCTGCTTCGTCAGAACCAAGGTCTCAAGTGCGTTCAAGTAACAAGTTCGTCTGCTGGTAATACAGGGTGGGAAATCACCATCACGGTTGAATAATCCATGTCATTATTATTACTCCTTCCTCATAATGAGGTAGCTAATTATGTGCTCACCGCACAGGGGGGAGTATATAATTTAACTGGTGCTTCGGCAGGGATTACCTATACCCCACTTAACCCAATTATTCAGTCGGGTTATGCCGTAGATGATTCTGGTACTAGTAGTACAACAATAGCAGTTACGCTTACGGGAGTTACGGCTGGTAGTTGTATAGTAGCACATGTAGGTTGGGGTACTAGTACTGGTGCTGTAATCTCTAATGCTACAGTCGGTGGTAATGGTCTCACTGCATCGTCGAATGCAACAGATATTGGTAATTCTCAATCTGGTAGTGTATACTATAGAGAAAATGTTTCTGGTGGTAGTCAGACAATTACAATTACATTTGATGTTTCCTGCCCCTTTAGGAGACTGAGAGTTTATGAAATTTCGGGTATTGTTACTGCCTCTGCTGAAGATGCACATACGGCTCAGTATCAGGGTTCTGTAGGTACAAGCACAGATAGTATCTCTTCGGGAGCCTCTGCAACAACCACGCAAGCCTCAGATTTGGTTCTCGGTTTTACGCAAGATACAGGTAATTCTGATCCTGGTAGCGGTACTATGGCTGCTGGAACTGGTTATACTCTGATAGGAACTAATCAGATTCTTGCTGGTGAGTGGAAATTTGTATCTTCCACAGGAACACAAACAGCCACATTCACTGACACCAAAAATTCTAACAGAATTACACATGTCCTTGCTCTTAAAAAAGCCTCGGCTACTGGATCAACATATACCCTAACGGCAACAGGCGGAGCGTACTCTTTAACCGGAGCATCAGCATCTGTCCTGCGATCTAAGAAAATTGTTTCTACTGGTGGTGCCTATTCCTTGACTGGCGCTTCCGCGATTCTCAAGAAGTCTAAAGTAATTGTTTCAACAGGTGGTAGCTATACTCTGACTGGAGCAAACATCAACATGGTCAAGGGCCGTGTGATGACTGCTCAGGGTGGAGCATATAGTCTCACAGGAGCTAGTGCGGTACTTCAACGTTCCAAGCGTATTGTTGCTTCCGGAGGAGCTTATACTTTAACTGGGGCAAATGCTGTAGTATCCAGGAACAGGAAGCTTATCGCAACAGGTGGTGTTTATACACTGACAGGGACTTCTGCTGTATTAACCTGGACTCCTGGTGCAACGAACTATCTGCTTACTGCTCAAGGTGGAGCGTACTCGCTGGGTGGTGGTTCGGCAGTATTACTTCGGAGTAAGAATATTGCGGCCTCGGGAGGGTCGTATTCGATTACTGGGGGTTCTGCAAATATATACAGATCTAAAGTAGTTGTAGCCTCCGGGGGAACTTACACACTTACGGGAGGTTCGGCAGGAATTTCGCGCAGTAAAAAGATCGTAGCAACCGGCGGATCGTATGCCTTGGCGGGAGCCTCGGCAACACTTCTTCGAACCAAACTTATAGCGGCACTAGGTGGAACGTATAGTTTAACTGGAGCTTCTGCTTCAATCCTGAAGACCCGACTTTTGGTAGGAACTGGGGGATCATATACTCTGACAGGGGCTTCCGCAGTAATATCCCGTAATAGAAATCTTACAGCTTCTGGTGGAAGTTATTCATTAGTTGGAGCTTCCGTAACAATTACGTATGCTGGAACGATTCCGGCATATAATCTAACTTGTCAAGGGGGAACATATACGCTGACAGGTGCCTCGGCGAGTATTCTTCGTTCGAAGTTAATTACAGCTTCCGGCGGTTCTTATGGACTGACTGGGCAATCTGCAACTATCCTTCGAACAAAGTATATTCAAGCGAGTGGTGGAAGTTATAGTATCTCGGGCGGAGCTGTTGTTATCACCCGCTCAAAGTATCTTAACGCGACCGGCGGAACTTACACAATCGGCGGGGCAACTTGCACACTCTCCCGGAATAGAAAGCTTTCGGCAACTGGCGGGCAGTACAATTTAGTTGGTACATCAGTAGTAATTACGTATGCTGGTCTTGGTGGATTAGTCTGGCCTCCCGCACACACGGTTCTTCTAGGTGTTCAGTACGGACCCACAGGAACTGAATATACAGGTACGTTAGACTATTATGGCGTCAAGTATGATCTAGTAACAAAGAATTGGATTAAACCTGTGTCTGACAAACTCGTAATATCATTGACTGGGGAGGCTTTGTAATGGGATCAACCTATTATGCAGCAGGCGATAACAACGCTATTTGCGATTACTGCGGAAGAAAAAAGAAAGCCTCGTCGTTGAAAAAAACCTGGGATGGCTTCTACGTATGTTCAGATCACTGGGAACCCCGCCATCCGCAGGATTTTGTCCGGGCCGTGCGGGATGATCAGACTGTTAAACTTAACCGTCCAGCAGTAGATCCTGTTTTTGTGGGGGAAGCTGAGACTCTTCCCCTCCCCCCGAATCCTTTAGGAGTTTAGTATGGCACTCTCGGGTATTTCAACTTTCACCCTGACCAGAGACGATGTGATCAAAGCATCGCTTCGCTTGCTTCGAGAGCTTGGTGCGGGAGCAGTTCCGACGATCGAAGACTATTTGAACTGTAATCAAGCCCTCAATATCGTGCTGAAATCGTGGCAGAAGAAGAGCATTCCACTATGGAAACTGGAAGAAATTTCTTTCCCACTGATATCGGGGGAACGGGAGTATCCTCTGGGGTTGGAAGGTGGGGGACTTGTAACTGAGGGTATTACCATTATTGATGTGGGGGTAGGTGGAACTGATGGGGTTTATACAAGTTTAGTAAAGGATTCTTTTAATCTCGATGTATCCGGATATGTTACCTACGAAATTTCTGGTGGAAGTCTTATCGGGACTATGGAAGTAGCTATTTCGGGTGTAGGGTACAGTTCACCGAACGTCGATTTTACCGGAACAGATTTAGCCAACTCAAGTATCCAATTTAATTTGCTTGGTATCTACGGGCACCGCCCAGTTCGCTTTCGTGATGCGTGGATTCGGATTACAAGCACGAATCAGGATACTCCGCTGATCCAAGTCGCTCGCCAAGATTACAATCAGTTCGGGAATAAGTTTCAACCCGGGTTATCGAATCAATACTGGTATGATCCGAAATTGGGGACGGGAATTCTGACTATCTACAATGTCCCCGAAGATAATCTACGAGAGTTCCATGGGATCATTCAGACTCCTATCCAAGACATGGTGACTTCGACAGATAATTTTGATCTTCCACAAGAATGGTTCCAGGCAATCAAGTGGGGACTGGCAGATGAGCTGTCTCTGGAGTATGGTTGCCCGCCGGATGTGAGAGGCGAGGTTGCTGCGAAAGCTGCGAAGTTCCTGGAAGATTGTTTCGACTTCTCAGTGGATGAAGCCAGTGTGTACTTCTCCATTGATCCTTCCGGGAGGTAAGCGTGAGACTCCCACTGGCAGTTAACTACGGACCTCGTGATACGACAAGAACGCAAGACGAAATGAGCGTTAATGCGTTTTCCGAGCAGGGTGCTTCCGGGCAGACGTTCGCGGTGAAGAGGCCGGGAACGAGCGTGCTGGATTTTTACCCGCCGAATAATGGTGTAAGCTATACAATCTCGACTGTTCCGACAGGGAAAGCACAGGGGTTGTATCAGAACGGGAACGATATTTACTTTGTAACTAAAGGTGTGTTGTATTATTGTCGGGCTACGGATCAAGGATCGGGGAGTCGTGGAACAGCAGCAAAGTCAGCTGTAGCTGGTGGAAGTACCCCTCACTTCTTTTTTGTTCAGATGCCTGATACAAATAATATCAGAAGTTTTTTCCTGAAGTCCAAATTTCACGCCTATCGTGTTTACGATATGGCTAAGACACAAGTGACTGATGTGGACTACCCGGAGGAGACAGTTCCAGGGGCGGCATATCTTGATGGAACTTACTATGTCATGACGCCAACAGGATATATCTATGGTTCGGAATTGGAAGATCCTCTCACGTGGTCTGGGTTGAATGTGATTCGAGCAGGCTCGATGCCAGATGCAGGTGTAGCTATCCGGCGGATGATTAACTATATTGTAGCGTTCGGACAATACACGACGGAGTTCTTTTACGACGCCGGGAACCCGTATGGATCCCCACTCGCCCCAGTTACAAATGCGATCGCCTTGATTGGTTGTGCATCCGCCGATTCGATTGCAGAAACAGAAAACACTATGTACTTCATGGGAGTTATGAAGGAACATGGGCGAGCTATCTATCGGTTTAACGGAACTGTTCCGGAACGGATTTCAACTCCCTTCGTTGACCGGATTATTTCGGGGGATGATTTAGCGGAAGTGTGGGCGTACTTCATCAGGATCAACGGACATCCGATGTATGTGTTGACTTTGAAGACTTCCGAGATAACTCTTGTTTACGACACGATTACAAACATCTGGCACGAATGGACAAGCGAGATTCCTGGGTTGTGGGCAGAGACTTTGGCGGGGGACTAAATGGCTATTAGTATTCGATACGAGCAGCAATGGGCCTTCATGACTGATGTTAATCATGGGGTTTCCTCAGGATCCGTGATTGAAATTCGTAAGGCGGATAATGCAGCTTACAACGCACGACACTTTGTAATTGTGGTGGATGTAGATACGCTGATGTTTTACGTTGGAGAGCAGGCAATTACAACCGTTGACATAGGAGCAATTGCAGGACCCATTGAGGCGCGTCTTTTTTCTGAAACGTTTTTCTCGGGAGTCTTCTATTCTGGTTTTGGAAGTCTCGATCTGGTCCAGGATTATAATTATGGAGTTCCTCTTGAAATTTCTATGACAAATACTACTGACGAGATCCCGGATGCTGTTTCCGGCGGAGCGTAAGGAATCCCCATGCCAACTACTACCCCAATCGCAGTAAGGATCGTGACAGCTCTGATCGACGGGCAGGTTCCTGACCGGAAGTTTCATTCCGAAGTCACGTTGATCGCAAATAAAGATGGAGGAACTGGTTATATCAGATACTCCGATGATGACTATACTACATGGTCCACATTCCTTCCGTTGCATATGGAGCTTGCCGCCCCCCGCGCAAGACGTTTAGGTGCATCGTATAGAAGGTCATTTGAATTCAGGCATATTGATGCAGCCCCGTTGAGAACAGAGGGACTGGATCTGATCGTTGAAAAGGGAGTTTACTGACATGTCTGCTGCACAAGGCGCGATTCAATTTTCCATGCATGCAGGATCTACACCCTATACGGAGACTGCAGATTATCTGGCGAAGTATAACACACGGAATTCATCGAGTGCTTATCCAGGGACTTCCGTTGCAACCCAGCCGGTTGTAGCACAGCCCGTTGCAGCAGCTCCGATCGCTCGGACGCCGACTCCGCAGGAAACTCTGAACCAACAGTATGTACCACAGCTGAATGCCCAGATGCAAAAAGATCCGAGCAATGGGTATGCGGATCAGTTGAAGACTTTGATGCAGGGTCAGTTCTCCACGAACGATCCGAGCTATCAATGGAGGTTTGATCAGGGACAGAAGGCTGTTGAGCGGAGTGTTGCGGCGAAGGGGATGTTGAACTCCGGAAATGCCGCGATTGAGTTGCAGCAGTATGGGCAAGGTGCAGCGAGCCAGGAATATGGAGCGCAGTTCAATCGTACACTGAGTGCGATGGGGGCTTCCGAAAGTGCTTTCCAATCGAGCTATAATCGACTGGCGGAACTTGCTGGGATGACCTCGGGAATGCAAGCGAATTCACAAAACACGAATTATAACTACTCGACACTTGCTGAGCGCGCGAATAATAACGCGGCGCAACTTGGACTGGGGTATGCGCAGCTCGGACAGAAGGCCGTGAATGATGTGGGGAATCTGGCTGTGCGCCGGGATGAAATGGCGAGTAATGCTAGCACGCAAGCCCAAAGAACCGCGATGCTGCAAGATCAACAGAATTACAATAACAGAACTGCAGATAATCGTGATGCCGCCTTTAAGGAAATGATCGGAAGTCGTGGAGTGGGAACGAACGGATATGATGCCTGGGGGAATCAGGTTGGGGGGAACTTCACTTCAGTCGGCCCGACGGAATCCGGAGCCACATCTTCCATCTACGCCGGAATGTCCGGTTACTATTAAGAGGTAGATCATGGCTGGATTTATGGAAGGTTACATCGGCGGGCTGCAATTTCTCTCTGGTCTGCAGGATATGGATCAGAGGAAACAGAAGTTCGATCTTGATATACAGGATCGACAACAAGCAGCTTACGATAACAGGCAGGAGCGTGATACGCTTGCACGGGTGTTTCGTGCGCGGGCGGATGATCAGAATACGATGGATACTCTGGGTATGAATAATCGACTGGCTCAGCAGTATCAACAAGCCGGCTCTGAGATCATGCAGAGTGACCCGAAGCTTGGATTGCAAATGCTGAAGCAGGCGGACGAGTTGCGGTTGCGGGTACAGAATGCGGCGCTGGAACAAGCGAATGTGGGGTTGCAGCAGGATAAATTGCTTGCCGGGCGCGCCGCGAATGTGTTTGACCAGGATTCTTTGACTGCGTTCATTGGGGATATGGCGAAAGCGGGGAAAGTCATTCCGACAAAGTATCAGGTGTGGGGTCCGGAGACTGAAAAGTGGATTGAAAAGCAGTCGATGATGGGGGCGACTGGGTTGCAGCAGAAGCAACTGGAGATTACGGCTGCCCGAGAGCGGAATCAGGAGGCGCAGCAACAAGAGCGGGAAAAGAGAGATCGGTCGAAGGAGCAGTATGAGGCCGCACGAGAAGCTAGACTTCGGGATGGACTGGAACTGCGCGGGAAGGCGGCCGCAGTTAAATCGGCGAGCGAGCTTAGTTTGAAGGGAGAAAAGGATGCACTCTCGGAAGTTTCTACACTGGAGTCGCTGGATGAAGACGGAAACTTTAAGAAGCTGCAACCGGGGCTCAAGACCGAGGCGGCGCGGGATGTAAGACTTCGCGCGCAGAAGTTGTATGCAGATAGTATTAATCATCTTGAACCGGATCAGGCAATCTCGAAGGAAGAAGCTTTGCGACTCGCCCGCCAGAGTGTTCTCGGGGAGATTAAGTCTTCCGGCGGTTCCTGGAATCCCTTCCGAAGTGTTGAGCGGGATTCTGGTAGCATGGCTCCGCGAACTCCTATGGCGCCGGAAGCTCGAACTACTCGCGAGAGTGCTGGTGGTGCTTCGGGACCTGCCGGTAAGTCTGCAATCTCCCCGCTCCCCCAATCCAAGGAAAGTCTTGTCCTCGGCCAGATCTATCAAACCTCCCGCGGTCCCGCCTTGTGGAAGGGCGATCATTTTGAGAGTCTGAAATAATGGAAACTTTTACCTTCGAAGATGCACAAGTTCCGAGCGCGGTTGCAGCAGGTGGAGGAGATACTGGGGCGTTCTCGTTTGAGGAGGCAATAGGGGGGCCGATGCAGAAGGAACCACCGAAGGAGAAGAGCGACTGGGAAACGGCGAAGGAGAGTCTTGGGAATTTTGGGTTCGATGAATATCTTCGAGACAATGTCTCTGTTAATGCGGGGATGCTTCTTCGGAAGAAACTTACAGGAGAGAAGACGGAAGGTGATTTGAAATTCCCGATTACGCAGCCGGAGTTGGGTTATATCGAAGCTGGAAAAGAGGCTGTCAAATTCTTCGGAGAAAAACCTTTAACGGCCGTGGCAGAACTAGCGAAAGGATTGGCTTACAATCCCGAACTACTGGGTCTTGGTGCTTTGAAGACAGTTGCAATGGCCGGACGAATGGCCGAGATGGCGAAACTCGGGCGTGCCGCTCGTGCGGTTGCCGTTACTGGTGCGGCGATGGGGGAAGGTGCTGCTGTTATGGGCAGTATGTCTGCAATTAATCAGGCCGCACAGAAAGAGGATGTGAACTGGGGAGAAGTCGGCGCACAAGCTACAATTGGGGCGGCAATGATTCCTCTGCTTAAGGGAGTCACGGGTGGCTATGGTGCGGTCAATAAGTGGGCGAAGGGCGGAAAGGTTGAGGTTCCGGAAGTTCCTGGCCCGGATCGGTTCTCTGACTGGGTGGAAGCTGGCGGCGAGATTCGGAGTCCGGGAGAAGAGATCTATCGACAGCCGAATGTGTTTCGGGATCTTCCAGGGGATACGCAACTGAATGCAGCGACTCGTGCTGACCAGATGATGCAGACGGGTGCGAGTAAGAAGGCTGCGGATGTAGCCACAAATAAGAATCCTGAGCTTGCGGCGGCGATGGAGGCAATTCGGGAAAGACGAGCGGGCGCGAAGGAAAGCTTCGGGCGGGGTGTGTTGCAAGGAGAGGTACTGGGACCGGAGACTCCACGCGGCACGGTTGAGCTTGGTGTTACGCCGGCGGGGACTGATATGGTTCCGGGCGAAGCGCAAGCTCGAGCGAACTTCGAGAATCAGAGGAGACTCCAGAACGGTGAAGCCGATCCGCGGTTGCTTGCTGCTCTCGGTCTGACAGCGGGCGCAGGAATGCTGGCTGCGGCCTATCCGGAGAAAGCGAAGGAGTATGCTGGCGAGTTCGCTCTCGGAGGGGCATTACTTGCGACGGCGGGGAAAGCCCCGCAAGCTCTTCGGACGTTGGGAGGGGAACTGGCGCAAGGGCGTTACACTCTCAAGACGCTCGAACGGCTCCCACAAAACCGGACTGAAATCCCGAAGACGATGATCGAGCAACAACTCCGTCGGAACGATGTGCCGAAGGCGGAAAAGGATGTGCTGGAAGGGATTCTGAAGACGAAGGGTGAACAGGTTCCAGCGGCGGAACTTGTTCGCGATTTCCGTTTGGCTACGGGCGATCATACGCTGGAGGCGAAGGCGACGGAGCAGTATGCGGATTATGGGCTGGAGAGGATTGGGAGGGAGACTGAACCGTTAACTGCATCTGGATGGACACAAGAAGATATTAAGAACACTTTTGGGAGGGATGCAAAAGCTATTCCCACCACCACCCTCTACCGTCTCCCCGAACACATGGAAATGTCGGATGCAAACCACTTCCGCGATTTCCGCTTGTTCGGCTGGACGCGAAGCTTCGTGGAAGGTGGAGTTAAGCATGTGGTGGAAGTGCAGAGTGATCTGGCGCAGAACCTGAAAGAGCTTGCTCCGGAGGCAAAGGCGAAGTTGCAAGCGGAGCTGAGCCAAATAACCGATCTTCGTGGCGCAATAAAGAAACTTACGCGTGCCGCAGAAACTCCGCAGAGTGAGTATATCAAGTTGTATGAATCACTTCCTGAGGATATTCAACGTCAGGTTATTAGCTCGGATCGCTTGTGGGATCATATCCAGGAGGGTACGCACACTTTAAAGGATATACCCCCAGAGCGTTGGGCGGATAAGTTTAAGGACTATGATTTCTACAATGCGGATGTCAGACAAGCTGAATTACAATCTAAGGTTAAAGAACAACCAATAACTACTGGCGTCAGTCCCCTGCTCAAGCATTGGCCTCGCCGCTTGATCCGGGAGGAGCTTAATAAGAGCGCAGCCGAAGGTCGGGATGTGGTCCGTTTCGCCGACGCAGATACTGTGGCGAAGGTGGAGGGGTGGTTAGCTTTTGAGCGTGGAGATGAAGCAAATTTACGTGCTCGGATTGCAGATATAGACAAGAATATGCCAGCTTACGAGGTACGACAACATCTGATTGATGCCGCACTCCAGACAAGAGCTAGCTATGAACGCATGTTAAAAGATCTGGAAACTTCTACGGCAGTAATGATTGATAAAGGTCACCAGTCCATCTACGACCGATACAAGACCGACATCGAATCTTATCTCAAGTCCCTCGGCGGCAAGCACGTTACGGATGCTTCCGGTCATGGCTGGTACGAAGTCCCGACGAAGAGTCAGGCCGGACGAATTAATCAGTACGGAAAGGCCGACCCGAAGTTGCTCGGAGGGATTGCGCTGGTCGGGGCAGGAATGCTGGCGGGCGGTCTTCTCGCGGGCGACTCGAAAGTAGCTGGGGCCATCCTCGGCGGGATTGCGGGAGCAGGTTTGATGCGGCTCCCTCGTACCTTAGCCGGTATGGGAAAGACCCTCTCGTGGAAGCAAGCCACCTGGAATGCCGCCCGCGTCGGAGCCGTGCTTGGCGCAGGGACATACATCGGCGGAAAGACAGGCGATCCGGTCTATGGTGCGGCAGTAGCTTCCGCTATCATTCTCGGGAAGGCCGCGTTGAAGCCCGCCCGGAAACTCACGACGGATCAGTTTATCTCCATCCGCAACGGGAACATTGCCTCGCAACAGCGTATGACCGACAACATGGTTCGGGATATTAACACTGCTATTCCCGATCCCGCCCGTCGGGTTGCTGTGTCCGAGGCACTGGACCGCGGTTCGCCTGAGGGACTCGCGCCGAAAGAACGGCAGGTCTACGGGTATGTTCGTCAGTTCCTGGATAATATCGGAAAGGAAGCGACGGACGCGGAAGTGATCAAAGGGATGCGAGCGAATTATATCTCGTATATAGTCGAACGTGATCCGACCATGACGCTGGAGCAAGAGAGTGGAATCCTTCGGAGGATCTTTGAGTCTGGCGAAGGCGGATCGAGCGGCTCCCCGAACACCAGATTTGGAAAGCGTGGGAAGTATGAAACTTTTGACGAGATTAACTCGGCACTGAAGGGGAGTGGACTTCGTCTCAAGACGCAGGATGTGGGTGAGATCGTCGGGTTGTATACAAAGTCCATGCGCACCGCGATCGAAAACAAGATTCTTCTGGATAACCTGAAGCAAGCGAAGTCGCCCGCCGGAGAATCCTACATCGTGCGGCAGGATAAGAATAACAACATTCCGCAGGGGTATGAAAAGCTGAACCACCCACAAATGACAGGGTATGGAGTTCATCCTGATCTGGTGGATAGCCTAAAGGTGGTGCTGAATAACTCTGATCCGAACGTTGTAACGAGGGGACTGCATGGACTTGCGATGGCGGTGAAGAGAGTACAAGTCTTCGGTTCCCTCTTCCACGCGAAGAGTCTGATGGAAGTCTACATCAACGCGATGGGGAAGGATTTTTATTCGACCAAGACTGGCGTCAACATGGAGCCGATTAACGCGGCACTGAAGATGTATCGAGAGGGAGGACTTGGGGATACGCTCGACCTGGGGATCAAGAACGGCCTCTCGATGCAGATTCCGCTGGATGTAAGCCAGTCAATTATCGGGGATATTGGAAAGGCGGTTAATAACATAACCCCTCGGCTGGTCGGAAAGGAATTGAAGATCGGAACTGCGGTTACGGATAAAATTGACTGGGTGAATGGGAAGCTGGATAAGCTGACTTGGGATTATCTCCACGCGGGTATTAAAGGGGCTGTCTTCCTGAAAGAGTTCGAGACTTTGACTCTCCGTAATGCGGAAGCACATGCGGCGAATCCAAAGAAGGTTCCGCTGAAATCACGGGAACAGATCGCGCGGGAAGTAGCGACGTATGCGAACGATCTGACGGGCGGCTTGAACTGGTTCAACATCGCAGCGGATGCGAAGACTCAGCTTGGACGGCAGCTCGGAATGTTCTTCGCGGGGCCGGAAGGCCAGCGATTCGCTCAGATGCTTGCGTTTGCGCCGGACTGGGCAGTCAGTACTTTGAGGGCGGGATTCAAAGCGTTTGGAGAGAGTGACCGTACTCTGCGAGGTTTGTGGAAACCGGAGAACGCGACGGATTTGTATCGCCGATATGCTCTCCGCTCAACCCTGTACTGGATAACACTCCTGAATGGGATTAACTATATGACTTCTGGTCACTCCATCTTCGAGAATAAAGATCCGACAAGGCTTCAATTTGAGGATGGAACGTCTATGCAGGCGGGTAAGCACACCTTTGAGGCTGTCCATGCAGCAACTGATCCGGTTCGATTCGCGTATAACAAACTGGGATTTGCTCCCAAGATGCTAGTCGACCGGATGTCAGGAAAGTCTGGCTATGGGGACACTGCACCGAAGTTTGAAACCTTCGTGGGGCACGCAGCTCAAGCAGCTCTCCCGTTCACAGTGAATACTGCGATGCAGCCGGGACTGACGCCGAGCCAGAGAATCACTCGGCCGGTGGCTTCTGCGATCGGCTTCCCAATCTATGGTACATCTCCCGAGCAGAAAGCCACCATCAAGATCGAACGAGCGGCTACCCAAGAACGTCGTAGGAAAATTCGGAAAGACTGGGGAGGTAAAGAATGATTGCGAAATTTCCCCCACCTCCGAACACTTCCAACATGGAGGATCAGGTTTGGAGAGACTGGTTCTATAAACTGTCTGTTGCAATGAATAGGGTTTGGGAAGTTACAAGTAGTCCTTCTCTTTTGGCACTGGCTAATGGGACCTATCCTATGTCGGGAATGAATGGAGAAATACAGGATGGGGATGTGGATGGGAACGAACAGATCTCTTTTATTACCATGCGTGGTGGTTCAGGTGGTAGTGGTGGAGGAGGGTCGTCAGTCTCCCCGCAGCTAGTTCCGATATTCTTTTTCTGTACTGACGACAATGACGATGGTTATGTTGGGCCGCCCTGGACAATGTAACGAGTAGCTTAGTAATATTTATCACTTAACCTGGAGAAAAAAATGGCTGCAAACAAAACTATTCGCATTGGCCCGCTGGCGCTGACGACTACGCTGACAAGTGATCTGCTTAATCCCCCGACGCTGACAGGGGGCGTGATGCCATCAGGCGGATCGAGCAACACCAAAACGTATCTTATCCTCCGCCATATCAGGATCAGTAACAAGACTGCTTCGGCAGCAACCTTCTCGCTCTGGCTCGGGGCGACCGGAGGTAATGTGGCAGGAACTGAAGTTGTAGGGACAGGGCAGAGTGTAGCGGCAAATAGCTATATTGACTGGTACGGAATGCTCAGGCTCGATACGACAGACTTTCTGGTGGGGGGTGCGGGTACTACTACGGCGCTGACTCTTGAGGCTGAAGGTGAGATTGGGGTGGCTTAATTATGACTGATGGTGAGTACAATCAACTGCATAGTCTTCTTTTGGAGCTCAGGGCAATAGTTCATGACCATATTGAACAGGAAGAAAAGCTTCGCCCGCGACTCGAAGAACTATTTCAGATAATGGAAAGATCCCACGGAGTTATCCTATTCCTGAAATTTCTCGCTTATGTTGGAGCTCCCGTAGGGGCCCTTATAATTTGGGCGAAGGACCATATTAAATAATAGGAGGTAACATGGCAGATATTAACTGGAAGAACATCATCGGAGTGATTGCTCCGACCGTAGCTACAGCGTTAGGAGGTCCCTTCGCAGGGCTTGCTGTGGAGGCACTCGGCGCAGCCTTTGGAATGGGAGGGGCGACGGAGCAGGAGATCAAGAGCAAGGTGGAAAGCGGGAGATTATCCGGCGACCAGATTGTTCAGATCAGAATGGCGGAAGAAGCTCTCAAAACCCGAATGAAAGAACTTGATATACAGGAGCAACAATTATATGCCGGCGACCGTGATTCAGCTAGACGACGTGAGGAAGTTGTCCAGGACAAAACAAACAGGAACCTCGGATACCTTGTTGTTGGAGCTTTTATTACTCTGGTCTGTGCAACTCTCCTTGGTTACGCTAAGGTCGAGTCTGTCCTTGCTGGAACTCTTGTCGGCTACCTCAGCGCGAAATGTGAGCAGGTCCTAGCGTATTACTTTGGATCTACGAAGAGTGGTGAGAGGAAGACGGAGTTGCTTGCGAACAGTGTTCCGATTGAAGGGAGTACAAAATGATTCAAGATGACGGTGATAGGTATGTTCCGTTCAATCCGGGTGTGCTGAACCGGATGACGTGGGAGCAGATGATTGAAGAGTCCGGTCGGATGGAGGAACAGGATAATCTGTGGAAACAGGCGAATGCGCAGAATGTGATGCAACTTGCGGGGCTGTTCGGAGGGTCAGATGTGCTTGGTCCGAACGCTCATAAGGTGTATAAGGATGCGACAGGGGAGAGTCTGTTTGGGGATGGAACGAAAGCCGCACCGGAAAAAGAATCGGCCGCCCCGAGTTATGATAGAGCTATCGGAGGGCCGAATATGCAGCTGACGAAATCGCGGGAGGAGCTTCGGAGTCAGGCGGAAATGATGGTGCGGAACGGGCGGCTGGGTACAGTGAAAGCAGCGGAAGAAGCTATCCGGAGAGACTGGCTGAACCGGGGGTACAACGTCAAGTGATTCTTTTCTCCATACAATTCCCACAATGCTGACACTGCATCTCACCTGAATTAAACCGAGCTTTAGCGTAACGGACAGCTCTGGGTGTTACCCCTAAGCGGGCAGCAATCAGGGCTGTTCTTCTGAAGCGGCGAAAGAAGACCCAGGCGCAGCAATAACCGAGACCGCTTGTGATTAGGTTCTCGACTGAGAAGGGATGCTTTTTCGTGTTCGCGTTACATTGCGGTATCGTGTTCATGGAATCACCAGATCAAGTGTCGATGAAGGATTCGGGCGACTGGGAGGAGGTTGGCGGAAACTCGTTTCACCTGGGCGGTTCGCCGCCCGCAGCCAGAACTTATCCGCCTTCTGTTCAAGAACAAGCTGGCCCGAGCGGATAGCCCCGGAAACAATCCCTTCGAAATCCCGGAAGTCCGTGAAGTGGGTGTAGACCATCCGATAGGCTTCATCGTAAGCAACTCCGCCACGACGGAGGACGAACTGGATGAACTTCTCAGCTTGGAGGGAAGTCTCCGTTCGGCCGATCCGAGAGAATACCTTCCCGATTGTTTCTTCCACATCTTCTAACATCATCATTGAGAGCTGGAGATCTTCGAGTGTGATGATCCGCTCGTCGCGCTGGGAGGCTGCAATGATCAGAGCGGTTTTGAAAAGGTGGGTCTGCTTGCGAGCGGCATAACCCTCCAATACCGTATCATCCATCCGTTCGGAGGCTGACTTCCAGAACACCTCATAGATCGGACGATACCAGTCTCGAGCTTGCTTAGTAATGTTGTATGGACCGGCAATGTGGAGAGAGATATGTTCGAGATCCTGGATCAGTTTTTTTCTGGTTTCGTCGTCGGAGGTATCTGCCATTTCGTCAACGAATGGGATGTATCTTTCCTTCGTGTCGGCATAGACGAAGACGCAACGCGATGTGAATCCACCTCCGACGGTAGCTGCAGGCATATTATCAGCGATCCAGTGGGGTGTAGTGCAAGCAAGCATGTTAATCCATGGAGCTTCAACTGTGTCGTTTCCAGACATTTTTGTGACTTTTTCAAACGTCCTTCTCCCATCCCAGAGGGTGATGTATAGGTTGACCATCTCGCGATCTTGCGGGTTGATCAGGGAACCCATTTCGGAAGCGACCAACGTGAGCGGCGACATCGTGTGCCATTCGTCTTCGTAGATGAAGGACTCGGACGAAGCAGCGAAGGCGGAGACGAGAGCGGGCCAAGTCACAACGTCCGGGCCGAACTTGATTCCGGGGACTTCTTTCAGCAGATCCATCGCAATGTCGGTGGTAGTGGATTTTGAAACGACTCCAGGAGGGGCGACGAAGACGATGTACATGTTGCAGAACCATTGGAAGCGCGCCATGTCGATCCAGACTTTCCGGCGGAGCGCCCCGGAGATAGCGGAGACTCCGGACCAGAAGTGCATTCGCTTTGGGGCTTCCGTGACCGAGGCGTAGTCGACGTAGGCCTTAAGCCAATCGGGGTAATTGCGCTTAGTCATTCCAGATCCGCCCTTTTAAAACTTCTCTAATGGTCTCAGCTTTGACCCCCAACTCTTTTGCAAATTGTCTGGCTAGTTCCCTGTCGCTACCTTCCCAGACACGTTGAACCGCAAGTATTTCTTTTACAAGATGTAGTGACAATTTATTTCTCCTAGTATTTCTTTGCTGATGTCCGTGTAAAATCCATCGACAATTTGCCTTAGTATAATCCCCGTCATTGTCAATTCTGTCGAGGGTCATTCCTTTTGGGCGTTCTCCCATATCGGCAAGAAATCCCGAGAAAGATAACCAAGCTGGTTCTATACATATGCCACGTCCACCATAGGAATCAAATCTAGGATTATTAGGGTTTAAGCATCGTTGCTTCATGCATTCCCAAGATTTGTATGTAGGATCTGTTTTGTAGTCTCTTGTCATTTCATACCCCCTATTTACAGGCTCCCCATGATTCAGTTGAGCAGTTGATTCCTACTGGGATGATGAGCGGATCGGGGTAGGGGATCACGATCTGGCTTTCCTCTTGCATTCGCTGGATACACCAGGCCTTGCGGTGGGTTGGAAATTCTCCGCAGAGGGAATCGTGAACTTGCAAGAGAACTTTGACTTCCTTGAGGTTGTTGTAAATGTTGAGCCAGGCTCGGTCGATGACATTGGCAACGGTAGATTGTGGTATCCACGCGAGGGCTTCAGGGAGCAGACCATCCACACGATCGAAATAATAGCGACGATAACCAAAAGCGTTTTGGACATAGTGGTGAGTTTTCAGTTGGCGTTCAGTACGGGTGTGCCATTCCTTGATACCGGGGTAGGCACCGAAGTAGATACGTTGGAAGCGCTCGGCTTGGGCGACGGTTACGCCGGCTGCGATAGCCATTGTTCTGGCGCCGCCGGCATAGTTGGTCCCGTGAATGAAGGCCTTGGCGAGTTGGCGCTCACGCTTGTAGATGGACTTGATCCGATCATATTCGGGGTGTCCGTCGCAGAGCCAATCGAGGTCAGGGAGTTCTTTTCCGGCGAGCGTGATGGCGTTCAAGATGTGCATGTCGACGCCCTTGCGGAGGGCTTCCTTGAGGGCGGGTTCCCCGGACTCCCACACGACAACCTGCATGTCGGCTCGGTCAAGGTCCATGTCGAAGAATGTGTAGCCTTCGTCAGGGATAAAGAGCTTGCGGACGTTAGGAAGGACGAGGCCATCTTCTTCCGCGCCGCTCGGAATGTTCTGGAGGTTGGTTCCGGAGCCGAAGGCGTTAGCGGAAGAACTGAACCGATACGTTTCCGTCCCGCAGATGTTGTAGGAGCACCGCATCCGATCATCCTTATCGAGTGGAGCAAGAACGAAGGTGGAGAGGAACACGCCGAGGGAGCGGTATTCTTGGATTGCTCGGATCAGCGGAATCGTGATCGGTTCCTTTTTCATGATCTTGACGAGAGCTTCATCGTCGCAGGTGATATGAGCTGGCGCACCTTTCTTTGCGCGCGACATGATAGGGGGGATGCCGAGATCGTTGTAGAAGAGCTTGGCCATCTGGACTGATGAGCGTGGGTTTAGCGGGTGGCCGAGGATTTTATTGAACAGAGCTTCACGCGCCTCCATTTCCTCTTGGAGTTCCATCGCGAAGAGATTTCTTCCCTTCTTATCAATTCGAACACCGATCTGCATAGCCTTGAGGACTGGCCAGAAGAGCGCTTGCTGGAAAGCCTCGACCTCACCAAGGCCCATTTGTGCTATAGCTGCGCGTTCCTTTTCCGCAATTTCAAAGGTGTTAGTACAATCCTTACAATTATAAGTCCACAGATCATCTTCAGTTTCATGGCGATTAGCTTGCACGGTTTTCTCCCTTAGCCCGGCGATTTAGACAATTAATTTGGTGCGTAGTCCATCTGCAGTTTTCGTAGGAATATGGATTACTATTATTACGACGATCTAGTTCTAACCCTTCGCGCCAGTCTTCCCACATATCCGTATAAAAATTTCGAAACACTTGCCATTCAGCACAGTAGGTAATACCTCTTGCACCATACCACTGGTATTGAGAGCTATTAGGATTATCGCATCGAGTTTTCATGTTAACCCAAGCCATGTAGAATGGATGATGTTTGTGCAATCCCATCCTGGCTAACTCTCCGCGAAATAGTCTAGTTGATCCTGCTTGTCTAGCTGTCATGTCTAACCCCCAGACTTCCACGTATCTTTATCTGGTTTCCATTGTACATAGTAATCACAATACATGGATGCCTGGAAATCAAGTTTCTTCGGAAGCCCTGCCCACATAGTATGATGAGAAATCATGGTATCCTGTATTACTCTGGGTACGAAATGCCAATGGCGGTAGGTGTATTGAGCATCGTATAGGAGATTCTGCCCGAGAACTTTCACGTTGCGGTGGGTGAGAATCCGGTATAGCTTATGTACTATAACAGCTTCCTCCTCCAGTTCCCAATATCCATCCTGGCTGGTATTCACCATCAAAGGAATGCACACGGCTTCGGTCTTTGACCAAGCTAGTCCAGCACAAGTTATATGTCCTGCACGAGTCTCTAAGTCAAACGAAATCCATATAGATTCAGAGTTTAACTTTTCCAGTAAATATGTTAAGGAGGAGAAAACTTCCTCGAAAGATGGACGGATTAGAAAGTTCCAGGCTGGGATGTTAGTATATTCTTTAGTGTTGATTTCCCTCGCTGCCCGCCTCAGATCATTCACCATGATAGCGCGGAGGTCGTAGGCCCATTGAATCTGCACCGGATGGTAGGTTGGGATTACCTTGGTCTTGGTCGGGTCTCCGTCGATATTGAGCTGGGAGCCATGCCACTTCATCACGCCCCAAGCGCCGGTCAATGCCCACGCTGCAGCATTTCCACAAGCGATGATGATGTTGGGCTTAACCAGCTCGATCTCGCGCATCAGTCGCTCGTACCCTTCCATGATCGGCTGGAGAACATACTTCCCTTTCCACATCGTATGGGAAGCAGTGATGTCCTTCTGCTTGTGTGCAATCCAGTTATTTATATCTCCGTGCGGCGGGTAGCGATTGCAGAGATTCGTCGTGTAGCATTCCGAGCGCATGATGCCTACGTCGTGGAGCATTCGGTTCAGTCGCTCGCCGCTCATTCCTAGGAAGGCTTCTCCTTGAAACTCTTCCGCCTCGGTGAAGTTCTCGCCGACAATCATGATCTTGCTGTTAGGTTGTCCAGTTCCCATTCTAGACATTAAAATTCTCCCATGACTTACGTGCGCAGCAGGCTTCAAAGAAATCCTTGCCGTAATATAACGGTATTTGTACCCTATTTAAGCGAGCATAAGCATACCAATGATTACGATCTTTCTTAAATGTCACCCCCGTTAATCCAGAAGTATTGCTCACTAGACGCCTTCTGTTTAAACTTTGCTCTTGTCTTGTAGCCCACCTACAATTTCCTTTTGTGTAATCTCCATCGTTATTTATGCGATCTAATGATAGACCTTCTATTGTCTCTGGGCACTCCCCCATATCCAGCAAAAAATTTTTAAAAGCTTCCCAACGGGGATCATATCTAATACCACGCCCACCGTAATTCTCATAGCCAGTTGCATTAGGATTATTACATCGTTGCTTCATACAAGTCCAAGCCTTATGAGTTCTGCTTTCTACTCCGTTTATCATATGCCAATGATTAGGATGACTCATTGCAAAATTCCTTTCTGATGAATCCAGACGAATAATCTTCTTAATATATAACTGCGTAAAAAACTAATAAAGGTAAACCAGATACCGATTTCGATAGAGGTTGCTAGTTTGTTTGATACTCCGTAGTGTGGGAGGATTATCCAGTTCGCCAGCACCGAAACACAAAAACCGAGAGCTACGTTAAGAGCAGCTTCGGTCAGCGAGGCAGTACGGCTTTGTGGCATATCACTCCCAATTGTTTTCCGTCAACCAGGTGTCGACGAGCGTGTGAACTTCGTCGCGGGTGAGCTTGGTGGAGAGGGAGAGTTCCATCCAGACGGTTGTGTCCTCCCCCTCATCCTCCCCCTCATCCCAAGGATCAATCTTTATTACCGCCCCTTCTTGCTTGAGAAATGCCTGACCAAAGCCGGACATGATTACTTCCCCGCGCGGGAGAGAGCGATCATGATATAGGGGTCGGTGTCGGATTGCTTGCGATACCAGGAAGCCCAACCTTTATCGACTTCGGAGATTGGGAGACCCTTGAACTTCCCGAATGGCATATGCGTTGGGATGCGGGCTTCTTCTGACTTCTCGTAGAGTTCCTCGATGGAGGTTATTTCGAGCTTGTTTACGATGCACTGGAGAATTCGGTGCGTGATTGCAACATCGTGGAAGGCACTGTGAGCCTCGCGCAGGACGGTGCGGGAGAGGTCGTTCATCCCGAAGAGGAAGTAGAACATTGCACTAAGCGAATGGCTGTCGAGAGTAGGCCAGATGCGACGGGAGAGGGCGAGAGTGCAGATGCGCTTCCCGGCAGGCTTGCCGAGAGCTTTCCAGTCGAAGTCAATATTGTGGCCGATCAAGTATTCTGCAGCCGGAATTTCGTCAGCAGAGAACTTGGGGAAGTAGACCAAGTCACACGGGAGGATGTGGTGCGTGGCTGCAGCTCCATAGCTGATCGTCAGATCTGTGTTGTACTTGTTGCAGGTGATGTTAGTCTGACGATTGAAGGTCACGTCATCCAGACCTACCCACGCGAATTCGATTACTTCGTTTGGTTCAAGGCCCGTGGTTTCGGTGTCGAGGAGGGCGATGCGAGTGGTACGAGTTTCCATTATTCTAGTCCTGGCAAAGTTGGTTCATCGGAAAGGGATTGGAGTCGCTTCAGAGCGATCCCGTAGTGGGATTGGGAAAGTTCAATCCCGGTGACGCGGCATTGGAGAGCATGGGCAGCTGGAAAGCTCGGACCGGAACCGCAGAAGGGATCGAGGATGGAATCACCTGGGCGGAAGGAACGAGAGAGAAGATCGCGGAAAAGGTCGACAGGTTTTTGAGCTTGGTGGCCGAGGTTGGTGTCAGGTTGGTAGGTCAGTACGTCGGGGTAGAGATGGTTGACTTTGCGGTCGCCCTTGATTGCGAAGAGGATAGTCTCGTACTTTCGCTGCGGGCCGTGCTCTGGCCAGGGTGCGCGAAAGGCAGAGGGCTTGTACCAGATGAGAGGGGTACGGAAGACCTTCCAGCCAGCGTCGGCGAAGAGGATCTTAAGGTCGGGGAATAGGTCGATGTCGCAGAAAGCATACAGGTGGGCGTCTGGCTTGGTGATGCGGAAGCCTTCGAATGCGAGAACAGTGTAGCACTTCATTGCATTTTCTAGATCGTCGACGTAAGTGTGCTTATCGTACTCCCCGGATTTTCCGCTGTTTCCAAACTCGTCAGCACCCATACCATAGGGAGGATCTGTCAGGATGATGTCGAAGGATTCGGCGGGAGCGTCAGCCATCCAGTTGCAAGCATCTTCATTCAGGAGAGTGTGGGCGGAACTGTTGAACGTCCGGCCGACTGTCTCCGCGAGTTCAGTATTCTTCCGAGCGACTTCTTTCCGCTTGAGAATCTTGAATGCTTCGTCTACGGATTTCGCGGCAGCTACTTCCGGAATGTGAAGATGGTCCGCGAGGATTAGTTCCTTCCGCGTCATGTCTTGGTTAGAACCCAGACGAGAACCGCGAACTTCTTCCGAGATGTCAGCCGGGGTTGGTGCAGGTTTTCCACTCGCCGTTGCCTGGGCTGACCGGAGTTCCATGAGCTTGGCTGATGCAGCCGCCCGCTCTACCCAGGTCAAGTCCATCCGACGAATATTCTCGTCGAGTTCGGCTTCCATCGCCTCGACCGGGGAGAGGTCTCCGAGGAAGGTATAGGGAAGAAGGCCTGAGATAACCTCCTCGTTGTCATACTTGAACTTCCCGCCGAGTTCGTAGATGTCTTTGATCGCCCGGAATCTACGCTCACCCGAGACAAGTACGTAGTTATCTCCTTCGATCCGGAGAGTCGGGGCGTGGAGGAGGCCGGTCGCTTGAATACTCTCCGCGAGTTCATTCAGCTCGGCTTGGGGGAACTGCCGCCGTTGCCTGTTCTCGGAGATTACAACGCTGTTGATGGCTATGAAACGCTTGGTCATGAAAAGACTCCAAAAAAGAGGGAGGCCGAAACCTCCCCCTGGGTGCTACGTTCGATTACAGAGCCACGACCCCGGAGATCTTTTCGATCGGCTGACCTTCCCACATATCGTGGATGATCTTGACGCGAACGATCTTCCCTTCCATCTTGCGGGCGGAGAACACATCGCCCGGCTTGTTCATATCCGTAGCTTCACGGTATGCACGGAGGCGGCGATTCTTGCCCGGCCCGTTGTCGATGGTCCCATTCTCCGTCAGGTCGATCATGATCGAGTCCTTGAGATTCAGGGTAGAGTTGTCCATCCCGAGTTCGGCTTGAACTTCCGCCGGAACGTCGATAGTCAGGGGGATATCCCAAGCGATACCACACTTGGAAGCGTCGACACGGCCTTGCCACGTGCGGGCGGTGACAGTTCCGACAACTGCGGTGTAGTCGCCGACGGGAAGAGGCTTGCGCTTTTCAGTCGGTTCGGTCAGGTTGGCGTCGAGGAAGGATTCAGGATTGAATGCGGAAATATCAAAGGACATGATTATTACTCCAGGTGATGTTGCGGTTTGAACTACGAAAGGTGATGAATTATGGCTTCATCGGGCCTTAAAACATTAATTCTTTATGCTTATAATCTTCAAATTCTATACGAGCTTCGACAGCTAGCTCAAAATAAACCCCTCGGTATAGCTGTATCCTCTGCCCATTTAAATACCCATGAGCATACCAGACTTGCCTAGTATTACAAAAAGAAACACCTTGTATACCTGATTTATTTTTTACACTTAGTACTTGTTGCGCAGGCCACTTACGATTTTGCGCTTGCTCCGCCGGAGTAGACCAGCAACAATTAGTCTTTGCGTAGGGGCCATCGTTGTCGATACGATCTAGTGTTCTTCCTTCTGGACGCTCCCCCATGTCGCGGAGAAATGCCTCAAAAGAATTCAGCCATTCATAACAAACATATATTCCTCTACCACCGTACCTAGGGTAATGTTCATCTGATGTATTGTAGCAACGAGTTTTCATAGCCTGCCAACTGGTGTAAGTTCTTGTTACCATTTTATGCCCCGCGTCGCGCAGTCCACTTAGACATAATCTGCGCAAAGTCTGGTTTAATCTTACTCATGATCGGAAGGCTTCTGGTCTTTGTATCTGCGTTACCTACGGCAGTATCCCAGTACCATGACGTACCCTCACGGACAGTATAGATAACGTCAGAAAATAGTTGTGGTAAATCGTTCGCAAGAGCCTTCCCGATAGATTTTACCATTAGCTTAATTCCCCCTGTAATCTCATCTTGTTGCCGTTCCACGTGAGCTGTGATTATAAATGTACAAGCCAGCCCTTGTGTACACAGTCGTAGAAAATTCATAAGATTGTTTTGGGCTACACCGTAATCGGATGGGCTAGCTGTAGGTTTATTGCCAGTAACCATTTTGAACGCGGCATTTCCCAGTTCAGAGAGGGAGTCGATTACGAAGATCTTGTCGCTTCCCCATGAGTCAACAGACCCAAACTTTTGCCCTGTCCGGTCATCTGGAAAGTTGGCACAAGCTGAAAGGATTTTATGGAAGGCATTGTTTTGGCTGCGACTACCATCTTGCATTTTTGTGAGTGCATCATAAGATAACTTACCAACCTTATCAGCACCATCGAGGAGACCTGCAAGTGTAATTGGTTTAGTCATTGAAACATGCCAGTGCAAATTTTTCGGAACTTGATTTTCCTTATCACTCCAGTATCCTACCAGAGATTCCAATCCGTTTTCAGTGAACAAGCAGAAAACGTCTACTGGCGGAGTCTGGGCAGCAGCCCAATCTACAAGTGTTCCTATGGCATGAGTTTTTCCTGTACCTGATGGCCCCATAAGCATAACTTTCGGCCCCATCATAGTGGAGGTTTGGGGGGTAGTCATGACTATATTTCCAGGTTAGTAAATAGGGAACGGACAAGTTCTTGGGAGGAAGTTATACTCTTATAAGCTTCGTTCAGCCGTATGGATAGGTCGCAAGATGCTAGAAGTTTGTTTTCGCCCTCAGGAATTCCTGTTTTGGAGTTCTCCCGATTGGAAAGAACGAAGCGCAGTTGACCTGTTAATTCTTTCAGCATTGCGTGTAGCTCAGCTGCCCCCATTATCACAGTTTCAATGTCTTTTATCACAGAGGACGTGTGGTCTTTCGAGACTGACCGACCCAATAGTTCTCGCTCGGATGTTTGTCGGATAGCTTCATTCATCATAACTTGGTTTCCAATTCTCTAGGATTGCGAGTAGCTCGCGGGTTAAAAGTCGGGAAGAGCAGTGGTCGAGCGGCTGTGAAGTCAGGAACGTCCCATCGCCATGTTTAACGCATCGACGAACTTCCACCACCCAGGAGTCCGTCGGTATGGGGGAGTACGAGAAGTGGTGCTGGTAGATTGCCCGCCCCCAGATCTCGCCGCAGATCGGGCAGAAATAGGCTGTGTGGGGCCAGAATGCGGAGAAACGCTCGCCGGAGGTAGGAGCGTATCCGCAGCAATAGACTTCTCGTTCTCCGACATTCTGACTTCCCTCGAAATATAAGACTGTTGCGTTGCCATCTGGGGCGGCCATGCTAGTCCTCCAGAAGAATCTCCCGCCGATTCACAGGATCCCAGATCTTCCGCACGAACGAGCCGCGAAGCCAGGGTTCGGGATCAGCCGAGAGGCAGACTTGACGGAACTCACAGCCGCTGTACTCGACGCAAGCATGATCGAGAGAGTAATCAAACACACCGGATTCCCAGGCCTGTTCCAACCTCTTCATATCCCGGAGGAGTTGCTCGTACCAGCGCTCGATCATCCAGGCCGGACGGTAGGTGATTGCTTGCATGGTTTCGTATTTGGATTTCAGGATGGAGACTCCCCGGACGAGGAAGCCTTGCAGCGGGCGCCCGGCCCGAGCAGATCCCCAACAATACCCCGTAAATTGCGAGCGAAGATCCCACTGTTTCGGCCACGAAGCTCCGAGGCGGGAGGTGGTCTTGTCATCCTCTCCGAACACTCCGCCAGCGTAGTCGCAGACCATATCCATGCGGCCGACGTAGAGGACTGGATCACCTGTTTCTGGGTTCGTGAAGTCGATTGGCTCGGCGAAGGAAAATTCGATTCCACGGGAGCCGCCGGGGAGGGATACTGGGATTGCATGATCCTTCGCCATCGGGTATTGCTCGAAGTAGTATTCGAACGCGCCCATCATGCGGGAGAGGGACTTGGCGGAATCTTCCGGGCACTCGAAGTCTCCATAGAATTCGATCAGTGCCTTGAGGCCCAGGGCGATGGCGGTTTGTTCGGGCTGACCATCGAGGTAGAAAGCACGACGGGCGGCTTCGAGGCCCGCAGCATAGGCACCACCAGCATGGAGATGGATGGAGAGTGACTTGGGTTTGTAGTGGTCGAGATAGGCCAGCTGCATTTTGCGTGGGCAGGAGCGGAAGGATGCGATGATGGTGGAGTCGATGACCTTGGGAAACGGTGGGCGGATGTAGGACATGGTTAGCTTTCGTCGGGAGAGTAGGTCAGGCTGAGAAGAGTGGCGCGATAGTCTTGAAGGCGAGAGATCTGTTTCGCGGCTTCGAGTTCGATCTTCTCGATCTGGTCGTCGACTCGCTTGACTTCTTCTTCTCGGACGGCGGAGTCTGGAAGCCAGGTTACTTCAACTTCGCACGTCCCGACCTTGGTCCAGAAAGATGACATGTCAAAAGAAGAGAATTGAAAGATGCAGGCAGCCAGTCTCTCCTCGTCTGTGTTCGCCTGAATAAACGCCTGCCGATTGGAATCAATCAGGTATGCTGTCGCGGGGATTTTCATCTTGAGCCTCCAGTCCTATTAAAGTCCTTCGAGTTCCGCGAGCAGGTCATCTGCCGACGGGATAGCCTTCACTGCCTTCGCCCGGCGGGATGTGTCGCTAGCGACAGCCGCACTTTTCCGATCACCACGAAGAGCTTCAATTGCCTCCGTGAGATCTGCGACGGTCAGGGTTCCGTCCAGAGCGGCTTGCCTCCAGGCAGCGATTTTCATACTGAGTTCAGTGGATGCCATGATTATTCCTCGTAGGAGTGATTGTTGCTGATGGTGTCGAGAAGGGAGTCGAAAGCGGGTTCGGGGAGATCTTCTAGAACGTCCAGGCCAAGGAAGTTTACTAGCAGAATTTCCACCTCCGCCGGCTCATCAGGATAGCCCGGATCACCATTCCGCATGTACATTCTGCCGGGCCTGCCGGGACTGTAGGAGTAGCTTACCTCCACATCCCGCTCTCCGAGAACCCCGAAGTCCAGTGTAACGGTTTGCGAAAAAGTTTTCACGGTCATTCTCCTCTGAGCTGGTTGAGAACTAAACGAAGTGTGTCGGATGTCGCGGTGATGAAGTGTTGACCGGGCGATGTGTCGGGAAGGTAGGGAGAAACATCCACGGTGCGCTTGTTGAAGAAATCCCTGATCGCATTGCAGATGAAGTCTTGGTATGCTCCCTGGGGAACGCGGTTCTCAAGCTCGGACCACAGGAGGAGGTCGAGGCGGGCGGCAAGATCTGCGGGAATCGTCGTATGCAGATGCTTGTTCGGGGTGACAGCTGGCTTACGCGGCATGGAGAACTCCAGTCAGGATAGCGTCCCGAACGAGCTGAGCGCTGGTAGCGAGGCGTTTCGTTTCTTCGCAGTCGAAGTCGGTGGTAGCGAGATTGAATCGCCCGCCCGCAGCGATGTAGCGAAGAGCATCGGCTTTCTCCCAGGGCTTTGTCGCGTAGAGAAAACGAATCTCGGCCTTCCCTTTCGGAAGATCAAGCTCGTACCCTTCCGTGTTGTAGTGAAAACGGACTGGCGCGGGGGATGCAGTTAGTGGATTCATTTGAGCCTCCTTGGTAAAGTTCGGTCGGAATTAAGTAAATACGAACGTGTTATTGCGATGTAACGTGTTCATTGTATCGTGTTATTTATTTAATGTCAAAACAGTTGTGAAACTATTTCACGCAAACAGTCCCCACAAAGCAAGCCCAATCAGACCGAAAGCGCAGATCCAGGAAACGATTTCAAGCACAAGTTCGCCGAAGGTTTTCTTGCTGCTTGGAAGGTGCGTCACCATAAACCACTGACCGA